GTTTGAAACGAAGACATTTGAGAAACTCATGCAGGAAAAAATGGGGAATGTAGATTCTTCTTTCGATAAAAGAGAGGCATCCATGATACATTTTGCATTAGGGGCGAATGCAGCAGAAACAGCTATGATGTATGTAACATTGGAATGGATGTTAAAGCAGATGTTTGGCGATACAGCGGATAGAGAGTATCTGTGCAAGATAGCTTTTGATACAAGAGGATTGAAACCAAATGAAGCAACAAATGCGAAACTGAAAGGAAAATTCAATGTAGAAGTAGAACAAGGTACACGGTTCAGCCTGGACTCATTGAATTACTCAGTGGGTGGGTTAATTGAGCAGTCAGGAGGATGGTATTATTATCAAGTCATTTGCGATGTCGCAGGGGAAGAAGGAAACAGACATTTTGGCAGGATGGTTCCTATAACATATGTGCAGGGGCTTACAACTTGTGAACTGATAGAGATTTTAGTTCCGGGTGAGGATGAAGAGGGTACAGAGGTATTTCGTAAAAGGTGGAGAGATTCTTTTCAAGCAACTGCCTTTGGTGGAAACAGGGCTGATTATGAGGAAAAGATAAAGTCAATAGACGGTGTTGGAGGCGTAAAGTGCTATAGAGCAACTAATGCAGCAGGAGAAAAGATTGGAGGATATGTTAAGTGTATAGTGATAACATCGGACTATCAGGTACCGTCAACAACACTGATAGAAAAGATACAGACCGCAATAGATCCTGAGGTAAATCATGGTGAAGGAATTGGGTTAGCACCTATTGGACATGTGGTATCCATCAGCGCGGTATCTGGTCACATAATAAATATATCATCTAATATTACTTACGATACAGGATATAGTTTTGAAGATGTAAAAAGTTATATCGAGAATGCAGTAGAAGGGTATTTAAAAGAGCTTCGTCAGGCATGGGAAGATAACACGAATGGGCTGATCGTAAGAATCAGCAGGGTAGAGGCTGTGCTTTTGAAGGTATACTGGATATTGCAGATACGAAATTGAATGGGGCAGATACAAATGTGATGCTTGAAATTAATGAGATACCGGTAAGAGGTGAGATAAGTGGATAGACAACTAATTGATTATCTGCCAACAGTATTGCAGCAATATGCGGAATTCAAAGAAATATGTAAAGTTGAGCAGCCACAGATAGCACAGCTATGGGATGATATAGGCAGGCTTCTATTAGAGGCCTTTATACAGGATGAAAGTGAAATAGGTGCAGCAAGATGGGAAAAGATTCTGGATATACAGCCGTTTGATACGGACTCCTTGGAAGTGCGTAATTTTAGAATCCATGGAAGGATGCTCCAGGAAGCACCTTATAGTTATCGGGTACTGTGTCAGCAGCTTGGAGTATTATGTGGAGAAGATGGTTATACATGCGAACTGAATACAGACGAGTACTTGTTAAAGATACGTGTCGCATTGAAATCCAAGAAAATGCTGCAGGAGGCAGAAAAGTTTGTTGAACGTGTAGCCCCAATGAATTTGATTCTGGACATACAGTTACTATACAATACCCATCGGATGCTGCATGATTATGGACTTACTAATAAAATGCTAAGTGCATTTACATTTGGACAGATAAGTACACAGCCGTTTGAAGGAGGCGCAATA